TGCTTATATTTCAAATCTAATTACATTATGATCAAAAGTAGATTGTGTGAGAGAACCGTTGCGACGGATGAAAACACGTTATGACCTTTTGGTCATAACTAAATAGCAGTACTTTTGTATTTGTATTGAATTAGAAATGATTTATGAATTATTTCTACTATCTTTCAGGGAGATTAAAAACACCCTCCATAGATAATAGTTTATGTTTTTGTTATATAACGTAGTGTTTATTATATATATTTTTATATTATAAAATTTACCAAATAAAAATTGAGCGTTGTATGCGCTCCTATATGTAATTTATTTCCCCTATCTGTTTCAGAAGGGAAGAGGTTATCTATTGGTAGTAGATAACGATTGGATCGTGCCTTATCTTTAATTAACCCAAACATTTGTTAGGGGTTCAGAACCCTAATTTAAATTTATTTGAAGTTATTAATTATTTGATCGATCCTTTGTCCTCACAACTGTGAGGTGCCGATGTCACTCGGTAGATAATTTTAATTGACGCTATGCAGATTAGCACCTTCTGCCAGCTGGGTCGCTGTGAGACCATTCGGGCACGTAATTATGCACCCCTTTTTCTTTTTCTTAGCGACTTGCGACATGGCTACAACTAAAAGTTTAACGTTTTTTACTAATGAAGGTGTGGAAGGCAGTATATTAAATAAGCCTTGCCCACCAACTTATCGTTTATATGATCATGTTTATGAGTGTGAACAGTTATTTTTAAATGAAGATTGTTTACATTTACAATCTGAAGATTTTAAATTCTTCGATGTTGAGAGTTGGAACACTGTGTTTGATTCTGCAGTTGTTTCGTCTTTGTTGCAGAAACATGATACTGCAACTAAATTGATTGAAGATCTTTTGTGTTTATGTTATATCCTTTCTCGTGCTCGAGATAAGAAGGATATTTTATTTGCATGTATAAATTTTTTGAAACTTAGATCTGGCAATAGTTCTTTATTGCTTAAAACTGTTGGTTATACTGAAGATATTATGTGTTATATTACAGAGATTTTTTCAGAACCTGAAAATTTAACTTCAGATGATGAAGCTCTTGAGATGAGTATATTAGAACAGTTAGAATTACAAAGTGAGAATTTTTTGGATAAAACTAGATCAATTTTGTGTATGTATAAAAATTTGCGTTTTGGTCCTCTTTTCAAAAGATGTCAGAAATTAGTTATTTATTTAACAGCTTTTTCTATTTTCACACCGTTAGGTTGTGATTTGAAGACTTTAGGATATTCTCAGTTAGAAGCTGAAGTTGTTAAACGTAAAGTTTGGAAATCTGATGAAGCTATTTTTCATATTTTAGAGACATTACAATTTATATGTGAGCGTGGTTATTCCTGTTTTAAAACAGGAAGTATCGATGCTTTATTTCATTCAGGATCATCTTATGATGTTTTTTATTGTGATTATCAAAAAATTAAAAAATGGCATCCTCTTATTGGTCATCAACATTTGATGGACCTTGAAAAGATTACTGAACATGCTTTTTTGGCTTTATTGGATTCTTGTATAGAAAGAGGTGAATCCATTAATAAATATATTAAAAATGATAGTGTAGATAGGAAGGTAGTTCAGTCAGCAATGAATGAACTTTATATGATTAGATGTCATCATCTTAATATTAAGAATGCATTGCAGGATAGACAAGCTCCATTTCCAATTTTACTTTATGGGGATTCAGGTATAGGTAAAACTACGCTTACGAATCTTTTATATTGTCATTTTGGAAAACGACGGAATCAACCCGTTGGGGATGAGTATAAGTATGTAAAAAATCCTGTTGCCAAATATTGGGATAATTTTCGTAGTAATATGTGGTGTGTTGTATTGGATGATATAGCTTTTATGCGACCAAATATCGCTCAGGCTGGTGGTGATAAAACTTGTATGGAAATGTTACAAATTGTTAATAATGTTCCTTTTGTTCCAGATCAAGCATCTTTAGAGCTCAAAGGTAAAATGCCTTTGAAGTGTGAATTAGTTATAGGTACTACTAATACGCCGCATTTAAATGCGTTGTATTATTTTGCATGTCCTTCTGCGGTTCAGAGAAGATTTCCTTATATTTTAGATATTAAGGTTAAACGTGAGTATTTGAATGAAGCTAATATGTTAGATTCTAGTAAAGTCCCTGCTAATTTGGATTCTTATCCAGATTATTGGGACTGGACTGTTAAGAAGATTCTGCCTCAAACTACACGTGCGACTTTTCAAACGTTAGCTGATACTCAAATAATTTTGGATAATGTGTCCTTAAGAGAGTTTTTGATTTGGTATAATTCTGCTATTGATGAACATTTCTCTAATCAAGAGAAAAGTTCTGATTCAGTGGAAAATATTAAAAGTGTTACTCTTTGTGATTTGTGTTGCCTTCCCAAAAATTTATGTTCCTGTGAATTGCAGGCCATGGATGATTTGGAAAGTTACGTATGTTTATATTTTGCTTTTGCATGTTATATATTTTTACAGTCTATTTATTATAGATATTTTACGTTTTTTGGGAGATATCAACGTATTGTAAATGTGTGTGTAAAGCCAGTTTTCTTTTCTTGGTTTTGGACTAAGGTTTACTTAGCAAAAGTATTTCCAAATTTTATTTTGAGAAGAATTAATTCTTATTCGTATTGGTTAGAATTTCATTATGAATCCTATATTCGGAAAAATGCTAGAGCATATTGGAAACTTTTAGGAGCTAAAGCCGCTTATACTATAGCGCAACCGCGCTTTTTGTGTAATGCAGTTTTAGTGATTACTGGTCTTATGTGTGCTTATAGATCATTGAAACCATCGAAAGATAGTTTTGAAGAGTTTGCTAATGATGAAGAAGAAAAAATTATTAGTGGTAATTATATTTATAGCAGTAGAAGAGTTACCGATGTAGATCTCCAAGTGAATGAAGGTAAAGTCCCTGAACCAAAGAAGGAAGAACCATTGAATGTTTGGTATAATGATAATTTTGAATTACACCAGATGGATATGGGAAATCTATCTTTGGGATGGAATCAGCTTTCTGATGAAGATTGCCATAAGAAACTTGCATTTAATTGTGTATATTTGTATATGAAAATATGTGAAGGTAAGTGTAGGCGTACTGCCGCAGTTTGTGTTAGTGGTCAGATTTATTTAATTAATTCACATTTTTTCAAAGATGTGAATGGTGATATTGAAATTAAAGTTGGTTATATGTCTGATAAACAAGGAGTGAATTCAAATATTAGTGTTTGGTTTAATACTAGTAAAATAGTGTTTAAACCAAATAGTGATTTGTGTTTATTGGAATTACGTGGATTGCCTCCACGTTTAGATATAACTAGTTTATTTTGTTCTGAGAATTTTGATGCAAAGTTGGAAGGTATGTACCTTCGACGTAATTTTGATGGAGCTTTTCAAGCGAAATCTGTTAGAAGAATTAGACAAATTAGGAATCATTTTGATGCTAAAACAGAATGTACTATGGATGTTTGGGCAGGTTTAACTGTCTCAGGTTGTTCATATGGAGAGTGTGGTTCTTTATTATATGCCCGTACTGGTTTTGGACCAGTTTTATTAGGTTTACATTTTTTGGGTAATGAAAACCTTGCGGAGATTCGGGCGATTAAAGTTACGAAAGAATTTCTTATTGAAAGTGTCCGCAAAATGAGTGAACTCCATATTCAAGGAGGACCACTCGTAGTTGATGCACCTAGTGTTTCTTGTGAGCTTGTTGATTTACATAAAAAGTCTGCTTTTCGTTTTTTGAACGAGGTAGTGCTAATGTTGTGGGGTCTTTGACCTTACCGAGAGCTCATGGGAAATCACGTGTTGAACGAACCCCAATGAATGAGTATCTAACCAAGAGAGGGTACTCAGAAAAATATACTGCACCAGATCTTAGATCTTGGAAACCATGGCATTTAGCTGCCAAGGAAATGGTGCAACCGGCAAATAAATTTAAACCTTCAGTTTTAGAAGCCTGTCAAAAGGCATTTAGTTCTGATATCTTGGAAGCGATTCCCAATCAACTTCTTAAAGATAGTGTTTATGTTTATGATGATTTTACGGCTATTAATGGCGCAGCCGGAGTAACCTTTGTAGATAAATTGAATCGTAATACATCAATGGGTCATCCATATAATCGATCCAAACGTTTCTATATAAATCCTATAGAAGCGCGAGGTGAAAATTTGGACCCTGTTGATTTTACTGAAGAGGTGAAACAACAAATCAAATTTGTAGAAGATAATTATATCAGTGGGAAACGATATAATGCCATTTTTCGGGCAAATCTTAAAGATGAACCCGTGACTTTTTTAAAGGCTGAACTTGGTAAAACCCGTGTTTTTGCGGGTGCTCCTGTAGCATGGAGTGTAGTCAATAGAAAGTATACTCTTTCTTTGATTCGTTTGATTCAGTCTAATCAGTATATTTTCGAATGTGCATGTGGAATAATATGTCAATCCCTTGAATGGGATATTATGAGAAAATATCTGACCAAGCATGGTGAAGACCGTTTAGTAGCTGGGGATTTCGAGAAATTTGATAAACGTATGAGTTCTGAATTAATTCAGAATGCGTTTGATATTTTGATCGATATTTGTCGTGCTAGTGGTAATTATAACCACGATGATCTTCTTGTACTTAGAGGTATTGCAGTTGATACTGCTTTTGCTTGGATGAACTTTAATGGAGATTTAGTCTCCTTTTTTGGAAGTAACCCTTCGGGACATCCTCTTACTGTTATTATTAATAGTTTAGTTAATTCGCTATATATGCGATATTGTTTTTGTGAAATAACAGGTAAGGATCCCAAAGAGTTTAAAAGTTTTGTCAATCTAATGACTTACGGTGATGATAATATTATGAATGTTTCTATTCAAATTCCTGATTTTAATCATACTAGTATCCAATCCACTCTGAGAGGAGTGGGTGTTGGGTACACTATGGCCGATAAAAATGCTCCTAGTATTCCTTATATACATATTAATGAATGCTCTTTTTTAAAAAGAACTTGGAGATTTGATGATGATTTTGGTGGGTTTGTAGCCCCCCTTGATCATGACTCAATTGAGAAAATGTTAATGGTATGGAATAGAAGTAAAACGATTTCAGCACAAGAACAGTGTATTGCTGTTATTTCTAGTGCTGTGATGGAGTATTCTTATTATGGTCGATTTATATTTGAAGAGAAATGTTCAATGTTGAAACAGATGTGTAAGGATTTAGATTTGTGGATTTATGTTACGGAATCAACGTTCCCAACATTTTCCACTATGGTAGATCGGTACCAGAATGGTGGCCGGAAACCAACAGGCGCTGCTGCTCAGTGTCTGGCTTAATAGCACACCAAATTGAGCTAACGTTTAGGTAGTTACTGTGTACTATGTGTTTTTTATATCTAGCGTGATGTACAAGAGTGGACTTATTCGTTTTTCCTTGCATGGGTGTTCCCCAAAATCTCTATTTAGAGATGTGTTGCTAGGGCACGATTAAGATGTAACCTATATTAAGTTTGAGTATGCTTTTTATTTGTATTTTATATACTTTCAAAAAATAATAAATTAAAAAGAAATTACACGAAGGTGGAAGGACTGGAGGATTACCAGTCAGTTAGTCCCAAAAATTCACCAATTGGTTCTTCATTGTTGGAAGATCTTTATGAGATTCTTGATGATGACCTTTTTATGGATTTGCGGGATGTGATGTATGTTATTGTAACAAATATGACTGTCGCAGAAAGATTGGATTTGATCCAATATATCTTGCATTTGCAGGAAGTCAGGAGAACTTTGAATTTTCCCGACTATCCAGCAACGGATTTGTCATTGTTACAATTACAGAGCGAGGATGTTGAGAGCTCCTCTGTGGAACCTGGTTCCCATACTGCTTCAACTACCAGTATTCCTGGTAATACTCTCGACCAAGTTGTTGTGGAATACCTCGATGAAAATCCTGGTGTTACTATCGATTTTACACCCGTTGCAGATCCGTCTTATTATAATGATTATTTGCCTTCTACGGAATTAGCAAAATTTTTAGAGAGACCTCTGCGTATACAAAACATTACTTGGACTGAAGGTAGTACTTTAAATACTACATTCCAACCGTGGGATAATTATTTTCATGCTACATCTGTAGCTAAGAAGTTGGATAATTATGCTTTTATTTCATGCAATTTGCATGTTAAGTTTGTTTTGAACGCATCGCCATTTTATTATGGTGCTTCTATAGCGAGTTATTGCCCCATAACAGATTTTAATACAGATAGTATAAATACTAATGTTTCCACAAATAATGGACGACAGTTAATACCAATGACTCAGCGTCCACATATTAAAATCTTTCCACAGACTTGTCAAGGAGGGGAATTAGTTTTGCCATTTTTCTATTATCAAAATTGGCTTCCAGTTGGAACTCGTAGTGCTTTTCAGAATATGGGTACTATTTCAATGAATAGTTTTTCGACGTTACAAAACGCCGGGGTTTCTGCTGGATCTGGAGTTACTATTTCCGTGTATGCTTGGGCAACAGATGTTCGACTAATGGGTGCAACAACAAATTTGGCCCTGCAGTCTGAAGATCTTGATTTACAGGCTAAAACAGAGTATTCTAATCCCAATCATGGAATTGTTTCGCAACCTGCTTCTGCGGTTGCAAACATAGCTTCAAAACTTAAAAATATTCCAGTTATAGGTCCGTATGCTAAAGCTACGGAAATGATTTCGAGTGGGGTCGCTGCTGTAGCGTCTCTGTTTGGTTTTACCGATACCCCAGTTGTGGAAGCTGTATGTCCACTTAAGAATTTACCATTTCCAGCTCTAGCGAGTGCAGATATTTCTGCACCAATAGATAAATTGACTTTGGATCCTAAACAGGAATTGTCCGTCGATACTCGTTGTTGCGGGTTAGATGGGACTGATGAAATGATGATCAGTAACATTGTGATGCGTGAGAGTTATCTTACGCAATTTAATTTTACTCATAGTAATGTTACGGATGATCTGTTATTTAATTTATTTGTCTCTCCGCATTTATTAGATTATGAAACTTCTGGTGCTCCTGTGACTTATGTCGCACCTACACCATTGTGTCATATTTCCAATTTATTTGGATACTGGAGGGGAGATATTATTTTTAGATTTAGATTTATCTGTTCAAAATTTCATCGAGGTAGAGTCCTAATACAGTGGGACCCTACAGGAAACATTGGAACGGTTGCTAATGCATCGAACCAAGTGTTTACCAAAATTGTGGATATTAGTGAAAGTACAGACATAGAAGTTTGTATACCTTACGTTCAGGCAACTGAGTGGCAGTATACAAGAATGTTTAAAGATTCTTCTAAATATTTGTCTATAGATTATGGTAGTAATGGAACGCCTATTGGGCCTTCTTATGATTCCACTGTCCACAATGGATATTTAAGTGTTAAGTGTTTAACCGTACTGACGTCTCCTACGAGTACGTCAGATATTGAGGTTTTAGTTAGTGTTCGAGGGAGTGATAACGTGGAATTTGCTAATCCCATTGTTCCACCCCAACAAACTACTTTCTTTAATCTCCAGTCTCAGGACCTTGTATCTTATGATGAACCAGAGATTGTCACTGCTGGTGAGAAGTCTGCTACTACTGATACAAATTCTTATTTGGTTTATCAGGGGGAGCGCTTTGCGTCTCTTAGAAGTCTATTACGAAGAACTTCGCTTACGCGAATTAATTATAATGGAGCAGATTCTACCCATCAGTTTCTATTCTTTGCTTCTACTCATGCTCATGTCCCTTTATATAGGGGGTATGATCCTAACGGAATTGAGTCGGCTGTCGGTACGCTTGTTCCTGGTAGTAATTTTAATTATAATTATAATTATGTTACTCCATGGAATTGGCTAGCTTATTGCTACAGAGGATATAGAGGTTCGGCCAATTGGACATATAATTTTGATTCGTCTAATGGTGCTATTACACATATAAAAGCACAACGTTTCACATCAGGTAGGAGCTCTCGTGCGGTCTATCGTAATAGTACAAATATTGCGACAGGTTCCACGTATTCAGCTGTGACCAAATATTTTAATGATAATATTCCACTTGGTTCTGAAGGTCAATCGTTGATGAACGGTTTAACACAGAACGGTTTGCAAATCCAAGCCCCTATGTACTCTAAATTTAGGTTCAGATCGACTGATCCTTTAAAGATTACACTGGGTTCCAATCTAGATGGTACTAATGTTGAGTCGATTCAGGTAGAGTATATGCTCTCTCCAATAGCAAATACAACAAATTGTACTTCCATTGCTCTTGAGCAGCATTTTGCTATAGGAACTGATTTTTCATTTGTTTTCTTTCTTAATGTACCAACTGTGATTGTCCTTAGCACTCCTACTGCAAACTAGGAGGGACTTAGGAAAGTCGAAAGACTATAAATTAATCCTATCGGACGGCGATAGGTGAGCTTACTTAAATGTAAGATCTCTTAAAATACCGATAAAGTAAAGATGTTACTAGATAACTTCAAATTGTCATATGACAAAGGTTTTGTACCATCTCCTTTATCGGGGGTGGGAAATTTTTTCCTTGCCATGAGAGCCTTATGACCGTCATCTTTACTTTATCGGCGTTTAG